TAACAGAATTGCTGTAAGTGATGGCTCATACAACGCATGGATTCAAACTGTATATACAAGCGGAGGTTTAAATCATATCGAAACACCCTTATATCTCGGAGGTAGCTCCCTCGAAATTGAATTTCAAGAAGTTGTAAATAATAGCGGAACCGAAGAACAGCCACTGGGAACATTAGCTGGTAGAGGTATGGCGTCAAATCACAAAGGAGGTAACATCATATTTAAAGCCGACGAACCTGGATATATATTTTGTATCACTTCTATCACTCCAAGAGTTGATTATTTCCAAGGGAACGAATGGGATAATTATTTATTGTCACTAGACGATTTGCACAAACCACAACTTGATGGTATAGGCTTTCAAGATAGATTGTACCGAAGCATAAATGCGAATACACCTTACGCAATGTCAAGTAAATCAATCGGTAAACAGCCTGCATGGATTGAATACATGACAAATGTAAACAAAACGTATGGGAATTTCGCACTTATAGAAAATGAGGGCTGGATGTGCTTAAATAGAATATTTGGAGATATAAAAACATACACAACCTATATATTTCCTCATTTATATAACAACATCTTCGCCGATACAGATATAACTGCCCAAAATTTTTGGATTCAAATAGCATTTAATACCAAACCAAGACGTGTTATGTCGGCAAAAATTATTCCTAACATTTAAAACTTATAATTATGATTAAACCAAAATTATATTCAAGACCTCCAAAAACCAACTACGAATACCAAGAGGGGGAAAGTATTGAAAATAAAGTTCGTAGGATCACCGAAAACAATGAACCTATCACAGATGGTGCACCAATTATCTATACCAACAGAGAGGACGGTGTACTTCCAGCATACAACATTCGTACAGATAGGTGGGAAGTAGCACAGGCGGCTATGGACGCAGTCAATCAAGCGAACTTAGCAAAATCTAAAAATTACGGACAAATAGAACAACAAGAACAAAATGCCCTCGATTCGAAAGAAGTTGGTAACACTTCTTCGCAACAGGAATCGGCGGGATAAACCGCACATCTAAAAGGCTGGGAGATAGAGACTTAGTCTCTACTCCCTCCATTTTTCACAAAATGGTACGCATGTAGCATATATTATCTAGTAATATGTACAGCCCTTGTGAGATTACAAGGGCGAAAAATCAAACAAACAGAACAATATGGGATTTGGTAAATCATTTATAAGTGGACTAGGATCCTCGGCAGCAAGTGCAGGAGTAGGATTCATCGGAAATGCATTAAGTCAAGCATTCGGATTAAGCTGGTCTCCAAGAAGAGCTATGGAAGAACAATGGAAATATAACAAAAACATCATGGCTCTACAAAACCAATATCAACAACAAGCAGCAGCTCAATCTCAGCAGTATGCAAAAGATTACTGGGATTATACCAATGCAGAGAATCAGGCTAAACACCTAAGGGACGCCGGACTAAATGTCGGATTAATGTATGGACAAAGTGGAGCAGGAGGCATGGGTGCAAGTGGCGGAGCTCATCAATCATCGCCAGATCAGCCGCAGGGTAATCCGGTAGGTATGGCATTACAAGTACAACAGATTGAACAACAGAGAAGAATGAACGATGCCCAAATAGAACTAGCAGAAGCGCAAGCAAATAAAGCAAACGAAGAAGCTAAAAAAATTGGAGGTGTAGATACACAAGAAGCCTTAAAACGAATTGAAGGAATAACCTCGCAGATAGAACTTAATTTAAGGGAAGGTGATTATAAAGAAGCCTTAACGAAATTAACAAAAGCAGAAGAAGAAGCCACAAATGCGCTAAAAAGTCTAAGAGAAACGCAAGAAGGCCTAACAAAGGCACAAATAAGCGAAGCTTTTGCCATAGCAACATATTACAGTGAGAAAGCTCATACGGAGTATTGGACGAAAGAGAACGAAAAAATTCAAAACCAATATTTAAAAGACACTTATCAAGACAGAGTCAACGCTGCAAGCTATAATAACGCAGTAGCTATTGCACTGGCGGCAAAATATATGAGTGATAAAGAAGTAAACGAGAAACAAGTAAAAAATCTCCAAGCAAATATCGAAGAATTAGAAGCCCGTGCTGATAAACACAATTGGGACAAAGAAACTTATCGCAAGCAAATAGACGGTATGATCGAACGATGGGAAGAACAAACGTTTAATGAAAGACTCGGCTTAGGATTAGAATTTGGAGAAAATATCGTAAACATGTTAATCAAATTACGCGGGAAAAAAACCAAAACAAAAACTGTATCTGAGAGACAAGGCAAAAACGTAACAACTGAAACGTATACAGAATCATATTAATATGTGTTTGTATCCTACTTTTATCAAAAATCCAAAATATAAACCTAACAAAAAAAACAAAGGGAAGCCTCCTGTCTGTAAAGATAGGAGACTCCTTTACATTCCTGTGAAATGCGGGTGCTGTATTGAATGTCGAAAGGAGAAACAAAGAGAATGGAGAGTAAGACTAGAAGAAGAATTGCGTTCGAATTTTGGGTATTTTACTACATTGACAATAAGCGAGGACGGTATAAAAGAAATCGAAAGAAATACTGGCTTAAAATGGGAACAAAACCCGAACGAAATAGCAACAAAAGCATTAAGACTATTCCTGGAAAGAGCAAGAAAAGATACAGGAAAGAGTATAAGGCATTGGTGCGTTACCGAACTGGGAGAGAAAAAAGACAGAATACATTTACACGGTATCTTTTTCGGTCAAAAATCTGCGCAACTTATAAAAAAACATTGGAAATACGGGTTTGTGTTTATCGGAGGTTATTGTAATAGTAAAAGTGTCAACTACATGACAAAATATATGCTAAAAGTTGACATAAAGCACCCAGAATTTAAACAAATTGTATTAGCCAGTTCCGGAATAGGAGCCGGATATATGGATAGACTCGACTATCTATGGCAAAAACAAAACTACAAAAATATAAACGTAGCTACCTATACCTTTCGGAACGGCACAAAAATGGCTATGCCAAAATATTACAAAAACAAAATATTTACCGAAAGAGAGCGTGAAAAAATGTGGATTAATAATCTTAATAGAGAATTACTCTGGATATATGGAGAGAAAGTGAAAGCAGACGACTGGAAGACAATAGATAACCTTAGAGAATATTGGCAAAAATACGGACGCGAAGTAATGGGAGATAATCCTATTGCGTGGAATGCTATGAAGACCAGAAGGAAAGAGGAGAAACAACGACGAGCTATTGCAGAAGCTAAAAAATTAGCTGAAAAATTCAGCACGGAAAATCTAACAGAGTTGCCGTTACAGGCCGATTTTCCTATGCAAAAAAAAGAGCAAGAATGGGACAGTGTTATAGAAGATTACATCAAACTCAACATGTGGATGTTTGAAAGAGTAAGGAGGTGCGCTACGGTAGAGCATTACTGATCCTTGGGTGGGACTGTGCAAGCTTGAAATAGTACCAGACGGTAATCGGCGGCCTTCGGCCGAGAACAGAAGCTCGCTTCGCTCGGGGTGTATAAGGGAAAGCATTACATGCTTTCTGTACGCTCAACGGCGGAGCTCGTTTCGCTGTATTCCTTGCAGGAATCGGGCAATAGTTAAATATGTTAATAACATAGGTTAAAATGGGATATTTATTTGCAAAATGGGATTTTTGGTATTATCTTTACAGTGTAATCAAAAAAACAAGGGCATGTGAATTCTTTGTTAAAAGCGCCAGAGAAATTGTAGAAGTAGTAGATTATTCAATAACCAAAACTAAATAATTATGGAAACAATTCTTATTCTAAGAAACTTAAAAACAGGACTTTATTCAGTTAAGACTTTCGAAAGCGAGGACGCGGCAATTCAATGGTGGGGCTCCTTCTCTAATACTATGCGCTGGGACGTTGTATACATAGGCACTAACAAAAGTGTGGATTAATAGAATTATTTAACGTTTAAAATACAAAAAATATGAAAAGAAGACACGTATTAATAGCAAAACGCTTCTCAGACAACAAGTTCTTTATGAAGATATCTAACAATAACCAAGATATGATAAATCGTTCAGAAATGGTTGCTCACAGACATTTTGGAGACGTCATAACGCACGTCATTGAGAAAGAATCTGGACATCGATATCTCCTGGATATTAGAGACGACGAAAATCCAAAATTAAACACAAATATTAAACTATGTTGCAAAAGAAGTGCTATATTTGTGAAAAGAAATCTAGAAGAATACGACTACACATTAAAAATAGACATAATTAAACTTTATTAACATGAAAGAAGAAATCAAACAATTTTTAAAAGAGAACTGGAAGACAGTAGCAAGTATTATAGGTGCAGCTATATTATTAGCAATATCCTATATATTCGAAGGCTGTGGAAGCACTTGGAAGGTATCAGGAAACACTGTAAATGTAAACAACAAATGTCTAAATGATTCAATTACACATCACAATGATACCATCAATCACGAAATATGGTAAATTCCGTAAGAAAGAGTGGCTAAAATCAGCTAAGATACCTTTTGAATCATTCAGCGAAGGAAGTTATGCTCTCATGTGGGAGGGCTTCGAATGGGACACAGGGTGTTGTGTGAAAGGGTTTAGAATCGTCATGAATTGTTGCTTATTTAAAGAAGCAGAACGACTTGAAGACGAATTACGCAAAAGTAGAATTATATTAACAAAAATTGAAGCAACTAAAAATTTGTAATTATGGAATTAAATGAAGCAGTACAATGGGCAGAAGGCCAAGACGTAGTACAAGTACGTGCAGTGCGCAGAGATGAAGAAGACAAGTTTATCTTTACAGTAGGCGAATACATAGCAACTCCACACGTGTTCGACACGCAAGAGGAAGCAATGGATTACCTTAATGAACATTTCAAATTAACAAACATGGACTTAGCAATAATCGGGGCTATGTGCCAACGACTCAACGAACTTAATAATCAACAACTTAAAAACGAAACAAAATGAAAGTTAGCATTGGAAAGAACACCCTTGGAGGTGGCAAAAAAATGATGACACGGTTAAATAACTATAACCGTAGTACACACGACCTTAGCAACGTCTGTCGAACATCAGCAGCCGTAGGCACTCTAATTCCTACATTATATCATTTAGTATTACCAGGAGATACCTTTCCTATTCAAACGAGGTGTCATACATTAACGCACCCAACAATTGGACCTTTATTTGGAAGTTTTAAACAACAAAACGATTTCTTCTTCTGTCCTATTAGACTTTATAATGCTATGTTACATAACAATGCATTAAATATAGGATTAAACATGAAACAGGTAAAGTTTCCTATATTCCCAATATCCTATAATTCATACACCGATAAAAGTAAAATGGAGGGAAGTAATGACTCTCTACTCAATGAAGTCAACCCCAGCTCACTAGTTGCATATACAGGGGTAAGAGCTCTCTCAACCTTAGAGCCTTACGGTTCAACGATGAAAACTTTCAACTGCATTAAGTTAATGATGTATTACGACATCTTTAAAAATTATTATGCAAACAAGCAAGAGGAAAAATTTTATGTAATATCCGGAAATACCTATTATTTATACAAACAAGTAGCGGGCACTCTCAGCGAGGGGCAAATGAGTTTAACTATTGCAAATAGTAGCGATAATAAAAAGTCATGGGCTGTTGTCGCTACGGGTGTACCTAACTTTACAGGTTCTACAGGTGAATATCCTAAAAAAAACACAGACTATCAAACTTGGGTATTGGCTATAAAACCATACAACCAAGATGAGAATTCAGGACAAATAGAAATAAACATTAACATGCAAACAGGTTGGCTACTTGAAAGTGGCGGAGTTGTAGGGGGTAGACAAACAATTAAAATATATGGAACTATAAACAATCTCGTAGAAACAGGCGTTTTAACAGACATTACAAAGTCTATAAGCAACGCCGTAAACGGTGTAGAATATTATAGACTTGAAGCTGAATTCTACCCAACCGAACAAACCTTTAAAACATATTATTATGTAGACAAACCCTCACTCGCCACAAGCGTAGAAGCGAGATATAATAGCTACAATTTGAAGGAAATCGACGATATGAGAGAGAATGTACTAGCCGCAGGAAAAACTCAATATATATCAGAAGATCGGTTCATTATCGATATTTTTAAACCTATACAAACAAAAAATGGTATAGCGCCAAGTTGTTCACAACCGTTAGTAGGCCTTGCACTTAAAACATATCAAAGTGACATAAATACAAACTGGGTTAATACCGAATGGATTGACGGAGAAACAGGAATTAATGCAATAACAGCTATCGATACATCGGGAGGAAGCTTCACACTCGATACCTTAAACCTTGCAAAAAAAGTATATACT